AGATGACTATGAATCACCAATTGAGTCGATACGTAAATATTTTGAAAACTTTGATTTCCGACACATCTGCCGGCATGCAGAATTAGGTAAGTGGGTATCTAAGCAAACTAATAGTTTTACTTTTAATTTAGTTAAATTACATGAGTTGGAAAATGTTTATTTTATAAATTTAGAAGATTTATCTAAACCTTCTCTCATTGAGTGGATGAGTAAAAGAGATAAAAATTGGTCTCTAATAAAAGAGATTTATAAAGCTAATGTTTCAAATAAAAGTAATGAAAAGATAATGTTTGCGGATTATATCAACCAAATACTTAACAGAAAATCTGAAGAAGATGAAATCTTTAATATATTTTATGGACAGTTCTTAGATTATCATGATGATACAAAATATACAGAACAATTTCATAACAGAAAAGACTTTCAAGCAATTGAAAGGTTATTAGAAACATTTTTTGATTTAGAAACATCCGTAATAGAGATGATTAGAAAAAGTGATAAGTTTATAAAGTTATCCTGAAGTTGTAAAAAAAGTGTGATTGTTTGAATGAATAACTTATATTTATTACTAAGTTAATATTAATAGTAGCAAGAGGAAATGTTATGGCAGACAAGGAAATTAAATTTACAGATGAAGAGTTACAGTCTTTAAAACAAATACAACAAGACTATCTCGAATGTCAGAACGCATTTGGTCAAATAACAATTCAGAAAATAGCACTTCAACAACAAATAGATGGATTAGCAAAATCAGAAGAAGAATACGCTAAAAAGTATTCTGACACTCAAGCAAAAGAGCAAGAAGTAGCAAAAGAATTGAACGACAAATACGGAGCTGGTAATTTAGATCCTGAAACTGGTGTATTTACACCAAATAGTTAAAAAAAACTTTAAAAAACCTAAGAAAAATCCTCACATTATTGTATTTGGGGATTTTTCTTTATACTTATAATTAAATAATTTTTCTTTATTTTAAAACTCATTTAGGAGAAACTCAATGGCTGAAAGAATAGTAAGTCCTGGTGTATTTACGCAAGAGAAAGACTTATCATTTCTTCCACAAGGTGTAGCTGACATTGGAGCTGCGATTATCGGTCCTACCGTTAAAGGTCCAGCTTTTACACCTACTATTCTGAATAACTATTCGGAATATGAAGAAATGTTTGGTGGTCTCGACAGACGTTATTATACACCATATACTGTACAACAATATTTACGTTCCGCTGGTTCGGTAACGGTCGTGAGGGTTTTGGGACTAGGTGGATATAAACCTGATATAATTACACTATCATCAAATGGCGCCAATGAATGGGGTGATACAACATTTGCCGTTTTAGCACCATCACGTGGTGGAACAAACGGAACTGCTGATTTGACACCATCAACGGGTAGTGGTACTTTTAGTGCATATACATTAATAGTTAGTGGAAGTGGTATTACTACTTACACAAAAACTATTTCGTTTAGTACTTCAAGTGCAAATTATATTGGAGATGTCCTTAGTACAGATCCTCAGATAGCAGATGATGGAGCGGGAACTACAGTTCCAGTCTATCTTTACAAAAACTTCAAAGGCATACAATCCGCAAGTGGTTCAGGTGCTTGGACAGCAATTAGTTGTTCAACAAGTACACTTGATTTAGATTCAGGTGTAGCTACATATGATACGGATGGTAATGCTGATACGTGGACTGGTAACAAAGACTATAGTGTTGCTAGAACACCTTACATACAATCACAGTTGGTAGCTGGTGCAAGATATAACTTATTCAGAATTTATACTCGTTCACATGGAACGATTATGAGTAAGAGTTATAAAGTTAATATCTTGAATATAAAAGCAGCATCGGATGTAGCAGGTAGTGATTATGGAACATTTTCTCTACAAGTTAGACATCATGCACCAAACAAGACAAAGGATAATCAAATCGTTGAACAATTTGACGCTTTGACATTCGATCCTGAATCAGCAAATTACTTTGCAAAGGTGATTGGTGATAGATTCGTTGAAATTGATTCAAATGGTAAGTTAACATATAAAGGTGATTATCCAAACATGAGTAAACATATTCGTGTTGGTGATTACAAGAATTTAGAAAACCATCCAAAGACAGTTGTTCCTATGGGTCATGGCGCGGTAAATATACCAGTAGCTACTGCACCAAGTGCTTCTTTCATTAGGACACAGGAAAATTCTAATGGTGATTTTGATTCAAATATATTCTATGGATTTTGCTTTGATATGGATAAACGTCCTGACAATGCAGAATACTTATCACCAATTTATAAGACAGCAGCTACAACGGGTAATGTCTCTATGTCTATTGAGAATATGTTAGGTCACGCTGATGCAAGCACATTAGCATCTACATATTCAGACGCTACAGAGAATATTACATTATCATTGTCAGCAATCCAACAAAGGAAATTTACAGTTCCTTTCCAATGGGGATTTGATGGTGATAATCCTGGTAATCCAAAACTTGTCGGTAATGACATCACAGCAGCTAACACACAAGGATTTGATATCTCAAGTGCTACAGCAAGTGGTTCAGTAGCTTACAAACGAGCAATCAACGCTGTAAGTAATCCAGACGAATTCGATATTAATTTGTTGGTGACACCTGGTGTGATACATAGACTACATCCAAAGGTAACAAATCATGCAATATTAAAAGTAGAAGCAAGAGCAGATGCTTTTTATATTATGGATTCAGCAGCATACGATGATAGTATCGCTACCACAACAAATACTGTAAATGCTTTGGATACAAACTATGCAGGAACATATTACCCCTGGGTTAAGATAGTTGATGGAGATACAAACAGACCAGTTTGGGTTCCACCATCAGTTGTTTTACCAGGTGTGATTGCATTTACTGATAGAGTAGCACACGAATGGTTTGCACCAGCAGGTTTGAATCGTGGTGGATTAACTACTGTGTTAGAAGCTAAAACAAGATTGACTCACGCTGAAAGAGATGACTTGTATGAAGAGAGAGTTAATCCAATCGCTTCGTTTCCAGGTCAGGGTGTCGTAGTCTTCGGACAAAAGACACTTCAATCCAAACCATCAGCATTAGATAGAATCAATGTTCGTAGATTGTTGATTGCATTGAAGAAATTCATCGCATCATCCTCAAGATACTTGGTATTCGAACAGAATACAGTAGCAACACGAAACAGATTCTTGAATATTGTTAATCCATACCTTGAAAGTGTACAATCCAATAGTGGTTTGAGTGCTTTCAGAGTAGTAATGGATGAAACTAACAACACACCTGATGTTGTGGATAGAAACAGATTAGTTGGACAGATATTTATTCAACCTACAAGAACCGCTGAGTTCATTGTGTTGGATTTTGTTGTTCAACCTACAGGCGCATCGTTCCCTGAGTAATTTGACTTATAACATACGCTGATGTATAATGGAAAACCCCGATTTCGGTCGGGGTTTTTCTTTTTCTATAAAACTACTATAAAACTCATAAGAACTATATAATATTGATAGTATCATTTTTTTTAGTTTGTGATATTTATATACGAAGATAAAAAATTGCTTTTAACGGAGACAAATAATGCCCGACATTTTAGATACTAACGAAATATTTTTTACCCCGTTTGAACCGAAAACAAAAAATCGGTTTATTATGTATATTGAGGGTATACCATCTTACTTGATTAAAGCTGGAGCAAGACCACAAATTCAGTTTGAAGAGATTGTTTTAGACCATATCAACGTCAAGAGACATTTAAAAGGTAAAGGAACCTGGCAACCTATTGATATTACGTTATACGATCCTATCGTTCCAAGTGGTGCACAAGCAGTTATGGAATGGATTCGTTTAGGACATGAGTCGGTTACAGGTAGAGACGGATATGCAGATTTTTACAAAAAAGATATTACGTTTAATATGTTAGGTCCAGTCGGTGATATAGTAGAAGAGTGGACTTTAAAAGGTGCTTATGTAGCAACTGCAAACTTTGGTGAGATAGCTTTTGAGTCTAACGAGCCAGCAGACATCACCTTAACACTACAGTACGATTACGCAATTTTACAATTCTAATAGGAGTATAAAATGAGTGAATGGATAGCAGCAAATTGGGAATATGTTTTAGTAGTTATTTACGCATTAGAAAAAATCGTAAAACTTACACCTACTAAATATGATGATATTGTATTTGATATGTTACTTAAACCAATTAAAGAGAAACTAGCACCATCAAAGAAATAAATTGTAATTTCAAAAATTACTAATATAGTTATAATAAACAGGTTTTAAATCTTAATGATATTAATCAGAGGAAACTCATATGGCAGAATATAAGTTCCCGACGGAAGTAGTTGACTTACCGTCTAAGGGATTATTGTATCCAAAAGACAGTCCTTTATCTAAGGGTTCGGTTGAATTAAAATACATGACAGCAAAAGAAGAAGATATTCTTACTTCTATAAATCTAATACGAAAAGGTATCGTGATAGATAAAGTTATTGAATCACTTATTGTAGACAAAAAAATCAAAGTTGATGATTTATTGATAGGTGATAAGAATGCTTTAATGATATCTGCAAGAATACTTGGATATGGTAAAGAATATGTTGTAAAAGCAAATTGTGGGGAATGTGGTGAAACAGGTGATTTAAAAGTTGATTGTACTTTACTAAAAGATATAGAGGTATCAGATGATGTAAAAGAAAATAAATTTTCTATAACTTTACCAACGACTAAAGTAAAACTAGAATTTAAATTATTAAATAGTGCTGAAGAAAAATCTGTAGATAAAGACGTAGAAGCCATGAAAAAAGTTCAACCAGATATTGATTACTCAAATTCTTTCAGATTTAAAAAAATGATTGTCTCAGTTGATGGTGATACTACACAATCAGCTATTAATGATTTTGTTGATAATAAGTTTTTAGCATTAGATTCTCTTGAATTTAGAAAACATCTTAATAAAATTACTCCTGGAGTAGATATGGGTTATGAATATACCTGTTCAAGTTGTGATCACACCCAGGAGGTGGTGGTCCCATTAGGGACAGGGTTTTTTTGGCCTAACGCATCATAATAAACTTCGAGTCCACGAAGAAATATTCACATTACTAAATTACGGAAATGGTGGTTACACTTTTGATGAAGTGTATGCTATGCCCGTACATCTCAGACAATATTATCTTAAAAGATTAGCTAAAGAATATGAACACATCGCTAAAGAGCGACAAAAAGCATACGATAAAGCTCGTGGCAATCAAAAATCCTAATTTTTGATATTTATTTATAACTAAATCCCATAAACACAATTTAAATTTAACGGAGTTGAAACTATGTCTAACAAAATAAATGAGGGCATCATTGATTTTATAGTAAGAAAAGCAATCGGTTTGGTAGCTGGTGGAGACTACCGTAAAGCTGTAAAAGCATTTAAAGGTAATAAAAGTTTACAAACGAAAATAGCTAAGATGGCTAAAAACAGACAAGAGTTTGAAAGAGACCTCAAAGCTAGATTAAAATCAGACCCAAAATTTAAAAAAGACTTTGAAAAAAATATGAAAATGTTTAAGTAAAGCAAAAAGGTATTTCCATGCCAACTTCAAGAGAACAAGAACAAGTAAATAGACAGTTAGAAGTAACCAGACAATTACTTGAAGATATAGCTAAAGGATATAATAAAATATCAGTTAATGCTAAACCCATGCTAGATGGTAGTAACGAGATGGTTGCAGCTGCGCAAGCAGAATTTAAATTGAAGGTAGAAGCTGCAGGACAAGACAAAGCAAAATTAAAATCATTAAAGTATACTGGAGCTAGATTAGAAGCTGTAGAAAAAGCTTACCAACATATTCAGAATAATATAAATGGTATTGTAGATGGTAGTGTTGAAATAGAAGATTTAACTGGCTTAATAGCTAATCTAAATCATAACAATGCTGGTTTTTTAGAACAAGCTGCCGTAAACGCACAATTAATGCAAGAAACTTTAGCTGACCCAAGTACAGGTAAAGTTTTTGAAGAAATAGATAAAGGTGCTGGTAAACTTGAAGGTATGATTAATAGTTTACCAGGAGGACAATTTCTGGCTAAACAACTTGATATAACAGGACCTGAGGGAAGTATATCTAAAATGACAGGAGAACTTAAAGGTGATTTTGTAAAAGGTGTGATGAAAGGTAAATCGGGTATAGGAAGTATACTTAAAAGCACGAAGTTCCTTAAACTTGGATTTGCAGCATTAGCAGTAGCTGCAATAGGATTTGGATTAGAAGTAAATAAAATACAAAAAGATTTAGGTACTTCTTTTGCACAAACTTCAAAAATATTAGCTACTTCTAAAGCAGTTACAGCTGCAAATAAACTCAATGGAATGACTCAAGAAGAGACATTGGGTATTATGAAGAGTATAGCTTCAGAGTTTGGTAGTTTTAGTGATGCAACTGCTTCAGCTACATTGAAAGCTAGTAGCTTGGTAGCAAATTATGGAATGGGTGCAGATAGTGTTGGTCAATTAGCAAGAAATATGCAAGCAGTTGGTGCAGGTAGTCTTGATTCAGCATTAAATTCAATTGAATTACAAGCTAATATGGCTAGAGCAGCAGATGTTCCTGTCGGTGAGGTGATGAATGATGTAGCAAAGAATACAGAGTTCTTCGCAAAGTTTGCTAAAGATGGTGGAGCAAATGTAACAGCAGCTGCAATTGCAGCTAAGAAGTTAGGTTTAGAAATGTCTAATGTTGCTTCAATAGCAGATAGTTTATTGAACTTCGAAGATTCAATAACTAAACAAATGGAAGCTGAGGTTTTATTAGGTAAAGAATTAAATCTTGAAAAAGCAAGGGAAATGGTATTTAATAATGACATAGCAGGTGCTATGGAAGAAATAAGTAAGTTGGTTTCACCAGAAGAATTTGAAGCTATGGATGCAGTTAGAAGACAAGCGTTAGCTGCATCGGTTGGATTAGATGCCGCAGCTATGGGAAAAGCTATTAGTGGTGGAGCAGCAGGTGGTGGAATAACATCAGCTATGAGAACAGGAGGAGCACCAGCAGGTGGTGGTGGAGTAGATAAAATGGATACATTGATTTCGGCAGTCAATGAGGGTAATGCAAATTTAGCTAAAGAAATACAACGACAAGGAGTAAATTAATGGCATTAAGAGATATGAAATCGGATTTAGCTATTGGTGTTGGTTCAAAACAAACACCACAATCTTTCGTTGATGGCCATTCTGGAACTACTGTTACGGGACAAAAATCATTTGGTGAAC